GAAGTTCGGCGTCGACTTGCCCACGGCGTGGAACAGCGGCCGCAGCGCGAACATCGTGTAGTCGCGCCAGCCGTAGAGCGTGCGCGCCAGGCGCTGCCACATCGAGCCGCTGCTGTCGCAGATCGCATCGATGTCGCGCAGCATCTCCTCGCGCAGTTCCTCCTCGGTGATCGGGAACGGGCAGTTGAAGAGAACGACGTTCTCGGCCGGATAGTGGCCCTCCCAGCGGAAGCGCCGGAACAGCCAGTGCTGGTCGTAGGCCCAGCCCGAGGGCGCCACGAAGGCGATGTGATAGGCACGGCAGCCAGTGAAGGCCTGCGTCAGGTCGGCCGAGAGCTTGCCCGGCGCGCCGAAGATCAGCGCGATCTGGATGGGCTTCACAATGCCGCCGCCGCAGTAAAGAGGGCGTCGAGCTGCGCCTCCGACCATCCCAACGCTGCCGCGAGCGACTGCACCAGTGGGCGGCTCCGCTCGACCGTGCTGGAGAACTCCCACTCGATCCGTGCGGCGTCGCCTTCAGGCCCCGGCATGGCCGCGACGGCCGCCGTCACCTGGTCAAGCAGGCCGGCGGCGTGAAGCGCCAGGCGGGCTTGGCGCATCGTCACCACCTGCGGCGAAGAAGGCGGGGAATAAACCGGCAACTCCGGCGGCACAGCCTCCGGGAAGTCCGCGCGCACAAACTCGAACCGCTCGATCGTCGAGTTGTCCTCAACGGCCACCCACACCTGCGCGGCCTCATCCTTTTGCAGCCGCCACAACGATCCGGACAGCATCGCCATGAAGGCGGCGTGTGCCGGTGTGCCGGCGATGGCGTCGAGGTCGGCGCGGGTATTAATGACAGGCGATTCCATAGCGTGTCTCCAGATGGTTGAACAGGTGGCAGGTGTCGGCGTGAGTGGCGTGGCCGCGCCATGAGGCAATGAATTGCTCGAGCGCCAGTGGATCGTTGCGGCGGATGTAGCGGTCGATCTTGCGTTTCGCGCCGGTCACGGATTGCTTTCGCAGCAACTTGTGGCGCGGCCAGATGCGAAAGCCGAGGAAGTTGATGCCGCGCGAAATGGGCGCGACGTGCCACTTGCTGATGCGCAGGCCAAGGCGGTCGCGGCTCACTGTGGCGATGTCGTCGTGCCAGTTGCGAAGGTCGTACGGGTTGGACGACAGGATGACGATGTCGTCCATGTAGCGAGCCCAGTGGCGCGCGCCGAGGTCGAAGTGAATGTAGCGGTCGATCACGCCGCCATAGACGTTGGCAAACAGCTGGCTGGTCAGGCTACCGATCGGCAAGCCGTGGCCGGTATCCGGCACCATGGCGCGGATCGCCGTCAGCGTCTTCGCGCACTTGATCTTGCGCCGGATCATCCCGTGCAGACGCGTGCGATCAATCGACGGAAAGAACTTGCTGTAGTCGGTCTTGAGGAAGTGCGTGGCCTGCGAGCGGCGCAGGGATGCCTGTACGTGCCGGACGCCCGCATGCGTGCCCTTGCCGCGGCGGCAGGCGAAGGTGTGGGGCAGTAATGTCGCCTCGAAGATTGGCCCAATGACATTGACCAGGGCGTGCTGGGCGAGACGGTCTTTGAAGTCCAGCGCTGAAATCAGCCGCGGCTTGGGCTCGTAGATGGTGAATTCACGGTACGCGCCCTGCTCCCAAGCGCCGTCGAGCAACTGCTCGCGGATGTGCCGCAGATTCTTGTCGGCGTATTCCTTGAATTCGAGATAGCCCCAGGTCAGGCGCTTGCCGCGCGCCGTCTTGATATAGGCATCGCGCAGGTTGTCCATATGGGCCACCTGCTCGATCAGATTGCCACAGCGCTTAACCATGGCAAAAGCTGGCCGCGCTGTTCGCCACAACACGGTGGCTACTAAGCGCTATGCCAGACCCCCAAAGGTATTCGCCGAAGCAGGACACCATGGCTGACCACAGAGAAAAAGGCCGGCCTGCCGCGCCATAACGACGGCAGAGCGCTGTTGCTGCCAGATTCCTGTCCTCACAGACGCCGCGCGCACCGATGTTGTTGTTCGAGTTCGTGGGCGAGTTGTTCCAGTTCGAGGCACGCGAACCGGAGTTCGACGTGTTGTCCCAGTTGCCCCCAAATAGCACGGCGTTTTTACCCATGTTGCCCCCTGCGCTTCTGTTTCACAATCCACGCTCCCAGCAGCCTCCCCACTTCGGCGATCAGCACCTGCGCTGTTTCTACCTGGTGGAGAGACATGCCGCGAACGGTCTTGCTCGACAAAAGCCGCAGCCAGAATCGCAGATGCGCCAAGCCCGCATCCGCGATGTAGAGGCGCGAGATTTGTCCCGACTTCCCGGCCTCTACGATCAGTTGAACCTGCCCGAGCAGGCATTCCAAAAACATGTTGCGCGCGACGCCATGGCGGCGCGGCATGTTCTGGGCAATCGGGTAGAGATAGGCGATCACCGTCTCGTATTTCTCGACGATGAGCATCTGCTCGTACGATTGCTGCGCTTCGCGTTCAGGTTCCATGTTCATGCCCGGCGGCTGTCGCCGCCTCAGTCAAGGATCAGGTGGTCACAGACGCCGCGCGCACCGAAGTAGCTGTACGAGCTCGCGGGCGAGTTGCTCCAGTACGAGGCACGCGAACCGGAGTTCGACGTGTGGTCCCAGAAGCCCCCAAACAGCACGGCGTTTTCCATCTGATATGTGCTGCCGCGTCCGCCTGTGTTGGCCGTCCAAGCGGCACCCGCTGCGCCGCCGCCGAAGTTGGCACCCCAGATCCACATATTCCCGGTGGCGAGCATGGCGCCCCATTTGCTGGTGTAGGCGGCGCGCAGGATGGTGGAGGTTGGATCGGTGCCGCCGGAGCTGGCTTCGGTGGTGCCGTAGGCCAGCGCGGCGAACTCGTCGTAGGTCGGTGAGCGCTTGCCGTGGCTTTGGAGGACTTCGTTGGCTTCCCACCAGTTCAGCGTCGAATAGGCGGTCGAGCCGTTGCCGCCGAACTTGGTCGGGATCTTGGGCGGGCTGCTGCCGTCGGCGATGGTGACGTTGTACTTGCTGGTGCCATTGGTCAGGTGATCGACGCCGAGCAGGTAAATGTCGGCCCAGAAGCCGTCGGCCACCAACGCCATGCCGCGCGGGTCTGGGCAGGCGGGGCGGAACTTCAAGTCCCAGAACGAGTAGGCATTGATGGCCGGCGTGGTATCGCCGCCGCTGGTGCCGGTGGCGTTACCGCCGGGCGCATAGTGGAAGCCGCCGATCTTGCGCCAGTTGCCAGCGCCGGGCGCCACGGTGTGGCTGGCATCGGCCTGAATGGTGCCGTCCGATTTGACCCACACAGCGTAGTCGGTGCCCGCCGAGAGCGCCGGCATGGTGATGCTGGCGGCGATGGCGTACTCGACCAGCGTGCCGGATACGTCGACCTTAGTGCCGGCCTTGATCTCCGCGGTGCCGGCGCCGGTTTTGGTGAAGGCGACGGTGGTGGGGTCGGCTTTGACGAAGAGGCCGTAGGAGGTCGCGCTGCTGACCGGCGGAATGTTGAGTACCACGAGGTCGGTGCCGTCATTCTCGACATCCGCGATCCAGTCGGCCGGAATCTGCGTCGAGGTGACGGCTTGCTTCGCCCCGGTGGCGTCCCGGTACTTCAGATTAAGCGCGGCCTGGCCGCTGATGGCCAGCGTAGGCGAGGCGCCGGCCCCTGCGTGAAACTTGACGCGGAAGCGCTGATTGGCGGCATTCGCGGAGATGGCCGGGGTTGGCGTCAGGGTGTAGGCGGTGCTGGTGCCGGCGGTGGTAAAGGCGGTGTGGGTTTGACCCACCAGGTCCGCGATCGAGTCTGCATTGAGACGGAAACGCCTAAACCACGCCGAATTGTCATGGTTGCGCTGGCGCACCCACGGCCCACCGCTGGCATCGATCGTCGTGCCGGTATCGACCCACCACTGGCCGGCATACGACGGGTTCGGTGCGGCCGGGCCAAGAAAACAGGTGGCGATGGTTTCCAGCGCCTTGTTCGCGTCCTGGTTGTTGCCCAACCCGGTCTTCGTGCCTACAACGGCCAAAGCAATCGGCTCTTGCATTTAGTACCCCTTCGCTATCCAGTTGATGTTTCGGGCCACGCCGACCCCGCCGTTCTTGATCTGCACCGTGAAGCCGCTCAAGGTCTGCGCCGACAGCACAACCGTGTCGCCCTCTTGGGCGTTGAGCACGGTGATCTGCACCACCGGCACAGGATCCCCATCGGCGCCGCCATTGAACGGCGCCACATAGAGGATCGAGGCGCCGCTGCCCGGCACTGCCACGCTGGTGCCAACGTCCGTGCGATCAGGCACATCGACCGCGAAGCCGAAGCCCTCGACGACGGGAAACACTTGCGGATCTGATGACGTCAGCAGCAGACGGCCGTCGTAGTACCGCCCGACGTATTCGCCGGGCTGGAAGTTCTGCCAGGCGCCCCACACGCCGTCGCCCTGGGCAACGCGGATCTGCGGCTGCACGCCGACCTTCGAGCCCAGCTCGGCGCCAAGCAGGTCGGTCACTGCAAGGACGTCAGGCAGCGCCAGCACATCGTCGTAGATGGACTGGCCGCGCACCGCATAGGGCATCGTGACGCTGCAGGCCTCGACGCGGCCAACGTCGATACGATGGCCGGCGGGGATCGTGTAGCCGCCGCTGGTGGCCACGCCACCGAGCCAGATGATGTCCGGCTCGGCCAGGACGTCGGGCGAGTCCAGATAGTTCCCGGCGCCGGTCAGCTGCAAGTCGCCGGCGAACACGACAGCGCTTCCGCTCACGCTTCCGGGCCAACCGAGCGCGGCCTCGTCATAGCTTGCAACGACGTTCTCGACGAGCTTGGCACCGACCACCACCACGCTCGAGGGCGTGGCCGAATACACGTCAGCGCCTTCCGGCGTCTTGTAGTGCGCCGCAATCCACCAGGTGCCGTCCGCGCCGATCGGCAGCTCGGGCAGAGGCGTGCGGCCGTAGATCGTGCCGCCGGCCCAGCTGGGGCCGAACCGCGCCTCGTAATCGATAGGCGCGCGGAAGTCCGACACCGCGCCCCAGTGCAGCCGCGTGATCCC